GTTTTGAATAGTTACATTGGTGCTAACAGATAAAGCTGTTCCACCGCCACCGCCTGCGGATAATGTTGAAGTACCACCGCCACCTTGACCGCCACCACCACCCATGCCAATAACATAACCATTGTTAATAAATGTTATACCACCCGCCCATGAACCATCAATAGTTAATGCGGGTGTTGCAGTAGTCGCTGAATAAATCCAAACGCCTGATGCCAAAGTAATAATTGCTTGGCTTGTGCCATTCCATCCGTTTGCCAACGCCCAAGAACGCAAATTTAAACGGTCTTGGTTTGATGAAATAGTTGCAGTAAATGTGGTTACTTTTGCAGTACCATAGAAATTGCTGATACTAATAGTACCTGATGATGGTACAGCCCCGTTTGTGCCTGAAGTACCTGCGGGTACATTTGCACCACCCGCATAATATTCACTTAAACTAATAGGGTCTGCACCGCCAAATTCAGTTTGAATTTGTGCTAATGTTAGCGTACCTGATGTTGGTAATGGCATTACTTAGCCTTTAAAAGTGCAATTTCTTTTTTAAGCAATTGAATTTCTTTTGCCAATTCAATACAAGAAACAAGTGAAGCATTACCGTATGCAACTGACAATATTCCGTCTTTATCAGTATTGACAGATTCAGGCAAAACATTTTTTAATGATTGCGCTGATACACCAACCTGTCTTTCATTTGTATCAATTCTTGTGTATGTACCATATTTAACTGATGCTAATTTTGTAACAAAATTATCGGTTAAATTATCCCAATCTTTTTTCAATGTTTCATCAGAATAAGCGGTGACATTACCCGCCATTGTTAAATTACCTGACATATCCATTTGAAATCTGTTAGCACTTGCTGACCAACCACCAATTCTTAACACATTATCAGAATCTAAACCCATATTTATTGCATAACTGCCACTTCTATGAAATGACATGAACGCTGAATTTGTACCCGTTGCGTATGCTTGCAAAGATGGATTACTTAAACTTCCTGATGTTGTGCCTAAATTGCTTTGAAATTGCTGTACACCTGTCCATGTGTAGCCATTACCTACTGCACTAGATATTGATGATGTATTTGATGATGTCGCAGAATTACCGCTAATTGAAATACCCCATGTACCTGTTGCATTAGAACCATTGGTATTTGCTTTATTAGCAAGTAAACTATCTGTTTGTGATTGTGTGTATGTGTTAGCAACATCAAATGTTGTATATACCAAAACGGTGATAATTGAACCAACGCTTGCCCCTGATGCCAAAACCACATTTGTACCGCTAATTGAATAATCAGTTGTTGGTATTAGTCTTGCACCGTTGTTGTAAACCTCAATAAGTGTAAGCGTTACGCCAACAGCAAATGTTGTTTGGCTTGCAGTAGCGGTAAAATTGTATCTAGTAAAAAATGCGCTACCACCGCCACCGCCTTCAACCCAAGAAGTATTTGTTCCGTCTGTGCCTAATACTTTACCCGCATTGCCTGTTTGACTTGGTAATGTTGCTTTGCTATTAAATGTATTCCAATCGGTTGATGATAGATAACCGTTTGTTGATGTTGTTGCTTGGCTAATACTAATTGCAGGTGTCGCACCGCCTGATGATGAAATTGGTGCTGTACCGCTTACTGATGTAACGCCTGTGTTAGCCAATGCAATAGTACCTGCACCGTTAGTAACAGATAAACCTGTACCGCCTGTAATGTTTGCATTTTTCCAAACACCTGCAACTGAATCATAAATTAGCGTATTACCTGAAGTTGGTGATGTAATTAGTACATTATGTAATTCGTCTAATTCCCAACCGTTGTTGATGTTTACAAAAACTTCGCCACTTGATGCGTTTACTTTAATTACCCAACCTAATGCAACTGTATGTGCAGGTGCTGATGGTCTTGTTGCTGTAAATTGACCTGCTGTTTGTGATAAATAAATTGGTGCACCTGCTGTAAATGCACTTGTATTTATTCCACGAACAAAACCAAATGTTGTAACAAATCCTTCTGCCCCGTTGGCAATACTTTCAGTTGCAATACCTAATGTTGGTGCTGATAATGCTTCACTATCTGCATCAGCTAAAGAAACGCTTGGTCTTTGACCTTGTGCCCCTGATACAGCAACAACTGAACCTGCTGTAATAGTTGAACCCGTGCCGTTATAAACCAAAGCAATATTTTCTTGACCTAATTGCAAATCGGTATTTGCATTTAAAACAACAGTAGGGGTTAGGTTGCCACTATCCCAATACATTGAACCTGCGGTTGTAGGTGGCGTTGTAGGTGTTGTGTCAAAACCAACAGAATTGACATTGGCTAAATTACCATTGTCATCAAGGGTAACTGTTGAATTTTGAATTAACTTACCTGTCGTACCGTCATAACGGGCTAACGCATTATCCGTGGATGATGAACCGCCTACCACATCACCTGAACCTGCCACGCCCTGACCAACCAAAATAACTGTACCGCTTGCATTTTTACTATACAGTTTTTGGTCAGCCAAATTTACAGCAATTTCACCAACTTCTAGGTCAGTTGACAACGGCACTTTTGATGCCGTTGATGTCTTTTTCAGAATAATTTTGTTAGCCATAGGGCTATTCCTTCTTTGCTATATAGCAGGGTTAATTAAAATGTACCACCGTCAATTGTAATGCCATCAAATGTTGTCAAGTTAGTAACTGAACCCCCTGTGATTGCCACATTGTTTGCGTTTTGCGTTGACATTGTGCCTAAACCGCTAACCTGTGTATTGGCAATTGCAATGGCTTGTGCTGACAATGCAGTTAATTGACCTTGTGCATTTACGGTTGCACTCAATGTATTACTTGCTGAACCGTATGAACCTGCTGTTACGGCTGTGTTAGTAATAGCAAAAGAATTACCTGTTAATGTTAATCCTGTACCTGCAACATAAGTACCTGCACCGCTAAATTGTGTCCATGTAACAGGCGTTGTGCCTAATGTGCCACCTGCATTAACCGTACAAACCCAACCTGTATCAGATTGTGTAGTACCTTGTTCAATGAATGTGTAAGCCGATGGGAATTCAGCCCATAAATTCATGTCTGAACTTCTTGCCCATGCACTTGCTGAAACAACATAAATACCGTTGTTTTGACTTAATGTTTGATTTTTTACTAATACACGGTCACCTGCAATAACAGCAACGCCATCAATTGTTTGTGTGCCTGACAATGTAATGTTTGCAGTTGTAGCAACAACGCATGATGCCTTGGTGTCTAAACCTTGGGCAACTGAATCAACATACGCTTTGTTTGCACCGTCAGTATCATTAACAGGTGTTGCCACATTGGTTAATAGTTGGTTGCCGATGCTTAGTGAACCTGTTGGGGCTGACAATTCAGATAATGATGCTGTTGCACCTACTGTTGTACGACCTTTTGCATCAACTGTAACTTTTGTATATGTGCCTGCTGTTACACCGCTATTAGCTAATGTACCTGTTGCTGTCACATTGGTTGAACCGTTGAATGATGGGCTTGTATAGCTTAAATCACCTGTAATGGCAATTGTTCTGCCTGTTGCAAGTGTTGTTGCTGTATTTGCGTTACCATCAATTGAACCGCTAATTGTTGAACTAAATGTTTTAACCCCACCAATTGTTTGTGTGGTTGATGTGTCAACGAAAGCACCGTTACCACCAATTGCAATAACTGAAGTTGCCGTACCGCCTGCACCACCCGTACCTGTACCATAGTACAAAATATTACTTGCTTCATTAAACGCTAATTCTGCGTTTTCTAATGAAGTTGGTGCACCTGCCCCACCACTACTTGCCCGTCTTTTAATGCGAATTGTATTTGCCATGTTTAATACCCCTAATTAAAAATTACCGCCATCAGTTATTTCGGTTTGTGGGGTATTTACCCATTCACCTACGCCAAACATTAAAACATCATATCGGTTAGCACTTGTAATATTTACAGGATAACCACCAATTTCGTCACCGCCATCTTTGCCTGCTACACCACGATTAACTTGAATAACCTGTTTTGGTGTTGGTGTAACTGTGACATTAACATTATTACCGCCTTGTATATTGGCAGTAATATTGTTTGCATCTTGTACTGTAACTGTTGTGTTACTAGGTACAGCATTGACATTTAACCTTGCCATGTCTGCCCCCTTAAACTTTTACAATGCCGTCTGAACGAACTAAGAAAAGCAAGAAAATGATGTTATCTTCAGCAGGCTGACCGCCTGATGTTGATGGAAAGCTAATTTTGATACGCCCTGAAAAACCTGCACCATTGACTGAATTGATAGCCATTTGGTCATCAGTTGTTACTAATCCCCAAGCATCAGAATCAATTAACAATGTAAACGAACCTGTTGCATCATCACGGTTTGTAATTGTTAATGGTATTGCTGTTGGTGTAGGCGTGTAATTGCTAATGTCAAAAGATAAGCCATAACGGGTATCTTGCACATTAGTTAATGTTCTACGGATAATTTGGGCATTGATAGTTGCCCCTGTCAAATTAACAGGCGTTGTACCATCTTCGGCAGTTAGTTGAAGATTCCAATAGGTTTGTTGGTCATATACCAATTCACCTGCAATAATTGGATTGTCAAATCCGCTAACCTGTGTCAGCGTGTTCTTACTAAATACTGCCATGATAGCCCCTAATTCTCGGTTAACTACCCCATGCACTCACGGGGTACGCATCATGTCTTATATTGTTTTTAGTATTATACTACTCTTGATAAGGGAATTGCAACGATACTTGTGCAACAGCATCTAACCATTGCTGTTCCGTTGCTTCACCCCTTTGCCATTTAAAAAAAATCGGGTCTGATTCTTGTTCATAGGCTTGCAATCTTAATTGTTTTTGTTTTGCGTTGTATTCATTTTTGTAAATTTGAGGTGCAAATTCAGATTCAACTACTTGACCGTCTTTGTATTGCCACAACGCCATTTGACCTGATACTTCAATCATATCCTTTTCATTTTCTGTAATTGGGTATGTCGTTACACTTGGGTCAATATAAACATCCGTGTCAAAAACATCAGCAATGGTTAAATTATTATCAATAGATACTGTAAACATATTTATTCCTTATCCTTCATAAATAACAACAGGTG